CTGGTGTAGACGCAGATTATTTAGTAGTAGCTGGTGGTGGAGGTGGTGGTGTAGGACCAGGTATAAGAGGTGGTGGAGGTGGAGCAGGTGGTTTACAAACTGCTTGCAATGCTTTTAAACTAGCTGATGGTACATTTTCAGTTACAGTAGGAGGCGGTGGTGGAATCGAAACCACTGGTAGTCCTTCAAGTTTCTTTACAATAACAAGTTGTGGTGGAGGTGCTGGTGGTGGACCAGGTAATGGAGCAGCTGGAGGATCTGGTGGTGGAGGATCAACAGGAAGTCCAAGACCTTCAGGTGGTGCAGGTGTTTGTGGACAAGGAAATTCTGGTGGTATTGGTGGTGCAGCAGGAGCTGGTGGTGGAGGTGGAGCTGGTGGTGCAGCAGGTGGTGGATCTAACTGTCCTAGTAATGGTCAAGGTGGTGGAGGTGGGGTAGGAAGCCCTATTCCAGCTTGTTTAGCTGTTGGTTGTGCAGGAACACCAGGACCCGCACCAGGAAGATTTTTTGCAGGTGGTGGAGGTGGTGGAGGAAGTAGAAGTTCTCCTCCTTTATCAGGTTGTGGTGGAGCAGGTGGTGGAGGAAGAGGTGGAGTTGCCCCTCCAGCTAGTCCAACAACAGGTTGTGCAGGAACTGCTAACACAGGTGGTGGAGGTGGTGGATCACATGCTAATCCAGGTGGAGGAGCAGGTGGATCAGGTATTGTACTTGTAAGAGTTCCAGGATCTAAAACTGTAGCTGTAACACCAGGTACAAATAGTGTAACAAGCTGTGTAGGACCAGCAAATGATAAAGTAGCTAAATTTACTGTATCTGGAACGTTGACTATAAGTTAAATTTAAATTATAAATATAACATTTAAGGAGTAAAAATATGGCACATTTCGCAGAACTAAAATCAAAAGTAGACCCAACAGGTTTTACTACTGATACACATCAAGTTGTAGAAAGAGTTGTTGTTGTGGGAAATGACATTCCTGCAAACGGTGGAATTTTAGGAGACAATGACATGCATGTTGATGGAGAAACATGGTGTTCAAATTTTTTTAAAGGTGGAAGCTGGAAACAAACTTCATATAATCATAATTTTAGAAAAAAGTATGCAGGTATTGGAGATGTTTATGATTCAGCTAAAGATAAATTTTTATCACCACAACCTTATCTATCATGGTCACTAGATGATAATGATGATTGGCAATGTCCAATTGCATTTCCATCAATAACTGATGACGAAGCAGATCCATCTGTTTGGAGTTATGTTATTTCTTGGAACGATGCAAAATATCAAGCTGACAACACTAAAGGTTGGGAAGCAGTTAAATCAAACGACGAATCGGAAACACCTACCAAATACAATTGGAATGGCACAGCTTGGGTGTCCGAATAGGAGGACACTTAAATGCCTAGAGGCGGCGGAACATCAAACGGCGGAGTAATTGGAAAAACGAATAAAACTTCGTTTGGAAAATGCACTGTTACAGTTAAAACTTCTACGGGAGCAATCACAACACAACCAGGAACTAGAGTTGTTCAAGCTGCTATTGTTGCAGGAGGTGGTGGAGCTGGTGATGTTAATCCAGGCAATGTAGGATCAGGCGGTGGTGGTGCAGGAGGTGTTAGAAATATTCAAATAAATGTTAATGGGGGAACACCCTATACAGCTACAGTTGGAGCAGGTGGAGCTGCTAATAATAATTGTGTTCCAGCTGGAGGTAATGGAAGTAATTCAAGTTTTGCTTGTCAATCAAGCACTGGTGGTGGTGGATCGGGAAGAGGTTCTAGTCCATTACAAGATTCAAATCCAGGTGGATCAGGTGGAGGAGCAACTTATTCAGGAACTGAAGGCACTGGAAATGCAGGAGGTTATTCACCTCCAGAAGGTAATCCAGGTGGTGATGGAGATACATCACCTTCAGCAAATGTAGGATCTGGTGGCGGTGGTGGAGCAGGTGGTGCTGGTTCAGATGGAACTTCAGATAATACTAATACAGGAGGCCCTGGAGGAGCTGGTTTAGATGTAAGTCCAGATTTTCCAACAGCACCAAACTGTGGAGTTTACGGTGGCGGTGGTGGAGGAGGAGCTTTTGGACTTCCATCAGTGCCTGGACCAAAAGGAGGTGGAACTGGTGGAACTGGTGGTGGCGGAGCTGGAGCACCAGGAGCATTAAGTCCAAGTTCAGTTGCAGGAACAGCAAATACAGGTGGCGGTGGCGGTGGAGCAGGTTCTAATCCTGGAGGAAGTACTGGTGGTGCGGCAGGTGGTTCAGGTATAGTAATCGTAAAAGAATTAAACAAAGCAAGTGGTGTGTGGTCAATGCAAAGTGTGTTTAGCGCAAGGAATCAAGGAACATGGCCAGATGGTAGTGTAGCAGTTCCAGGTATAAACTTTTTAGTAGTCGGCGGTGGTGGCGGAGGCGGTGGCGGAGGCGGTGGTGGAGCTGGTGGTTATCGTGCTTCTGGTTTTGGCCCAAGTCCATTAAGATTTCCTGGTGGAATAACAATGTTTAAAGGACAGACTACAACCATTACTGTTGGAGCAGGTGGTGCTGGTAATGGTAGTAATGGTACCGATAGTATTATAAACCCATGTGCAACAGAAGGCACTGACATGATCACTGCTACAGGTGGTGGAGGTGGCGGAGCTGCAGGAAACAAACAATCTTGTACTGTTTTTAAAAGAGATGGTGGATCAGGAGGTGGAGAAAGTAATGTTCATGGTAATAGAATTGGAGCAGGAAATACTCCTCCATTTAATCCACCACAAGGAAATTCAGGAGGTCCTGCACCAGGATCGCTCGGTTCTGGTGGTGGTGGTGGAATGGGAGGTGCTGGTAGTAGTGGTGGTAGTGGTAGTGGTGGAGCTGGTGGAGCTGGTGTGCCCAATACAATTAATTCATGCGGAACACCTTTTTCTGTAACTGATTTTGCAGGTGGTGGAGGTGGAACGGGTCAATCAAGTGCTGCGTCTGGTGGTGGATCTGGTGGTGGAGCAGGTGGTGTTCCAGGTGGAACAAACGGTACAGATAACACTGGTGGTGGCGGTGGAGGTGGTTGGAATGGAGCTGGTGGAACAGGAGGTCCTGGAGTTGTTATTATTAGAGGACCAAGTGCTTTAACATTTGCAGTTACTCCTTGTACAAATGCAACCGCAGCGCATCCTGGTGGAGACAAAATAGCGACCTTTACAGTTTCTGGAACATTGACAATTTCATAGTGAATGTTATATTAAGTTCATAAAGATATATGAACCTACAAAATCATTATTGGTATTTTCAATCAGCGATTCCTGCTAGAATTTGTGATGACATAGTTAAATATGGTAAATCTATTTCTGATCAAATGGCTGTGACTGGTGGCATGGGTGATAAAAAATTAAATCAAAAACAAATAAAAGATTTAAAAAAGAAGAGAGATTCAAATATTGTTTGGATGAATGATAGGTGGATTTATAAAGAAATACAGCCTTACATACATCAAGCAAATGCAAATGCAGGTTGGAATTTTCAATGGGACTTTAGTGAGTCTTGTCAATTTACAAAATATGAAAAAGGTCAATTTTATGATTGGCATTGTGATGGTTGGGATAGACCTTATATTAGAGAAAATGCGAATGATCCATCGCATGGTAAAATTAGAAAATTATCTGTAACTGTAACTTTATCAGATCCAAAAGATTATAAAGGTGGTGAATTAGAATTTGATTTTAGAAACATGGATCCTGATAAAAAACCAAATATTAGAAAATGCATTGAGATTTTACCAAAAGGATCTTTAGTTGTATTTCCTGGTTTTGTGTGGCATAGAGTATGTCCAGTTAAAAAAGGATCAAGATATAGTTTGGTAATATGGAATTTAGGATGGCCATTTAAATAAAGGAGAAATATGAAAAAAAAGAAAAAAAGTAAAAAACAAGAAGCACCAAAGTTTCCTCAAATATTAACAAGAGAAGAGTTTTTTAAATGTCCAATATGGTTTGCAGATGAACCTGCGTTTGTAGAACCTTTAAACAATGCATCAGACAAATATATTGAAGCATCTAAAAAAGCACTAAAACCAACTATTGACGAACGTAATAAAAAATTTGGTAATAAAGGAGATATGGGTCACGTATTTCACTCAACCAGTTTAATTGGCGACCCTGCTTTTTTAAATTTACAAAATTATGCAATAGCAACATCACAAAATTTATTAAGTGAAATGGGTTTTGATTTAAGTAATCATGAAATGTGGATGATGGAATTATGGGTTCAAGAGTTTGCTAAAAAAGGTGGGGGACACCACACTTTACATACACATTGGAATGGACATATGTCTGGTTTTTATTTTTTAAAAGCTAGTGAGAAAACATCTATGCCAATGTTTGAAGACCCAAGACCAGGTAATGTAATGAATCTTTTGCCAGAAAAAGATAAAACAAAAGTAACTGATGCTTCATCACAAATTAGTTACAAAGCAAAACCTGGAAGAATGATATTCTTTCCATCATACATGCCACATCAATATATTGTGGACATGGGTTATGAACCTTTTAGATTCATACATTGGAACATTCAAGCTATACCAAAAGGTGTAATAAACGCAGTGAGAGGAGAAAACAATGTCGTTCAAAAAAAATAAATACAGTGTTTTAAAAGGAGCTATCTCAAAAGAATTAGCAAACTTTGTATATAAATATTTTATAAACAAAAGAAATGTTGCTAAAGTTTTATTTGATACAAGATATATCTCACCTTTTACAGAATACTGGGGTATATGGAATGATGATCAAGTGCCAAATACTTATTCACATTATTCTGACATTGCTATGGAAACTTTATTAAAAGAAGTAAAACCTGTTATGGAAAAACATACAGGATTAAAATTATCTGAAACATATTCATACGCTAGAATTTATAAAAAAGGTGATATACTTGCTAGACACAAAGATAGATATTCTTGTGAAATATCTACCACATTAAATTTAGGTGGTGACCCGTGGCCAATTTATTTAGATCCAACTGGTGGAAATGGTAAAGCTGGTGTTAAAGTAGATTTAAAACCAGGTGATATGTTAATATATTCTGGTTGTGATTTAGAACACTGGAGAGAAGAATTTCAAGGTAAAGATTGTGGACAAGTATTTTTACATTACAATAAAGCTAGTTCAAAAACAGCTAAAGAAAACGCATTAGATAAAAGACCTTTATTAGGCTTACCAGCCTGGTTTAAAGGTATGAAGTTGACTACATCTAAAAAATAGTCTATAAAATAGACTGGTACGGGGGTCCACCACAACCACACCCCCGTGCTTTTATTCTGTTAAATAAGTAATAAATTTGCTATACATGGATTTATTATGCTACAAAAGATAGGTTTTCAGCCAGGAATTAACAAACAACTTACACCTACCGGTGCGGAAGGGCAATGGATAGACTGTGATAATGTCAGATTTAGATATGGCACACCTGAAAAAATAGGTGGTTGGTCACAATTAGGATCAGATAATCTT